GGTCTGAGGTGGATAAAGATCAGCATGTATATCCATCTCCATTTTATCACAGGAGGAAATCTGAATGAAAGTATTTTTTGAAGGAACACCGGAAACGATCCTGAAGGAGATGAAGGCCTTCATCCCACAGATGGAAGAACCAGTACTGGTCAGCGTGCCAAAACCGGAACCCAAGAAGGAAGAACCTGCCCCAGCACAGCCGGAAAAGCCTGTAGAAGTGGCGAAACCTGAACCCCCTAAGGAAACCCCTGCACCAGCTAAGAAGTATTCTAAAGGCGAAATCCTGACAGCAGTAGGCGACCTGTTCGACCGGAAGGATGAAGCCATCAACCAGGCCCTGCGGGACCTGAACAGCAAGTACGGCGTCCGTGCCCTGAACGAGCTGCCGGAGGAATACTTCGACCACTACGTACAGGATATCAAGGCCCTGGGGGCTGCCTTATGACCCAGCACGCGCTGCTGAGCGCATCCAGTGCCCACAGGTGGCTGGAATGTACGGCGGCCCCGCTCCTGGAAGCGGAGTTCCCGGACACCACCAGCACCTATGCCAAGGAAGGAACCCTGGCCCACGCCATCGCGGAACTGAAAGTCAGGAAGTATGCTGTGGAGCCTATGACGAAACGGGCCTATACAGCGGCCCTGAAGAAGCTGCAGAAGGATCCGCTGTACCAGGAAGAGATGGACCACCATACGGATGCCTACCTGGACTACATCAAGGCCATCATCCTGAAACAGAAGGAAACCCCGAAGGTGGTCACGGAACAGACCGTGGAGTTTGACGACTATGTACCGGATGGCTTCGGCACGGCAGACTGCCTCATCATGCTGCCGGACGAGCTGTACGTGGTGGACTTCAAGTATGGGAAGGGTGTCCCGGTGGACGCCAGGGACAACCCGCAGATGCGGCTGTACGCCCTGGGGGCCATCAAGGAGTACGGCTGGATGTACGGCTTCAACCGGATCCATACCTGCATTGTACAGCCCCGCATCGACAACTACAGCGAGGACGTCATCAGCCGGAAGGACCTGGAAGACTGGGGGCTGAAGGTTGTAAAGCCTGCCGCCGACGAAGCCATGAGCGGCAAGGGCCACTATAAACCGGGCAGCTGGTGCCGGTTCTGCCGGGCCAAGCAGCAGTGCGGGGCACGCTGCCAGTACTACGCCGATATGTACGAACCGTCGCTTGTAAGTCGGAACCCGGCCCTCATCGACATGCACCAGCTGGGCATCTACCTGCAGAAAGCCAAGGAGCTGAAAGCCTGGGCCGAAGATCTGCAGGAATACGCCCTCACGTGCTGCCTGGAAGGCAAGGACGTGCCGGGCTGGAAAGCGGTCGAGGGCAGAGGGTCCAGGGCCTTCACAGACCCGGATGCGGCCTTTGAGGCCCTGCAGAAAGCAGGCATCCCAAAGGAAACCTTGTACAACTATGTACCTCTGACCTTAGCCCAGGCGGAGAAGGTCGTAGGGAAGAAAGAGTTCGCCGCCATCTTGGGCGACATGATCCAGAAGAACCCCGGCAAGCCGACGCTTGTACCGGAGTCAGATAAAAGGCCTGCTGTAAGCAATGTGGTGAAGGCGGCTGATGTATTTACAAATATGGAGGAGAAATAACATGGAAAACACCGGAATCGTATTGGAAAACGTAAGACTGAGCTATGTGCACCTGATGAAACCCTATGCACGGGACCCGAAGGCCGCACCTAAGTTCCAGACCACCATCCTGCTGCCCAAGACGGACACCGAAGGAAAGACGAAGCTGGACATGGCCATCGCTGCCGCTACCCGGAACGGGGTGAACGGCAAGTGGAACGGCACGGCTCCTGCCAGAGTCCCGAATCCGGTCCACGATGGGGACGGCCTGACGGAGAGCGGCAACGAGTTCGGTCCGGAATGCAAGGGCTGCTGGGTGCTGACGGCTTCCAGCCCTGCGGACAAGCCCGTGGAAGTAGTGGATGCCGCCCGGAATCCCATCCTGGCCCCTACCCAGGTCTACAGCGGCATCTACGCAAACATCTACATCAACTTCTTTGCCTACAACTTCCAGGGCCGGAAGGGCATCGGCTGCGGCCTGGGGCCGGTCCAGAAGATCCGGGACGGAGAACCCCTGGGCGGCTCTGCCCCGACTGCCAGAGACGTGTTCAAGGCACAGGCACCTGCTGCAGCTCCTGCCATCAACCCTATCACCGGAATGCCCATGTAACGAACCCGGGGGCCTCCTGCAGGCCCCTTTTCGTACTATGAGGATTGTGCTATGGAAACCAAGAAAAGGCATCTCAGCGTGGACGTGGAAACCTACTCAGATGCCGATATCGGAAAGACAGGACTCTACCGTTACTGTGACAGCGACGTGTTCGAGATCCTGCTGTTCGCCTACAGTTATGACTTCAACCCGGACGTGAAGGTCATCGACCTGGCAGCAGGAGAAGCCATCCCGGAAGACGTGGTGAAGGACCTGCAGAATCCGAATGTCATCAAGCATGCCTACAATGCTGCCTTCGAGATCACCTGCCTGAACCATGATGGCTACAGGACCCCGGCGGACCAGTGGCGTTGCACGATGCTCCATGGTCTGTACCTGGGCTATCCCGCAGGCCTTGCCAAGCTGGGGGATGCCCTGGGGCTGCCGGAGGAAAAGAAGAAGCTGACCATCGGCAAGGCCCTTATCAAGTACTTCTGCTCTCCCTGCAAACCGACAAAGAGCAACGGGGGCCGGACACGGAACCTGCCGAAGCATGACCCGGACAAGTGGAAGCTGTTCAAGTCCTACAACGCACAAGACGTGGTCACGGAAATGGAAGACTACCTGCGGATGGACGAGTTCCCGCCGCCGGCAGAAGTGCAGCGGGACTGGGTTATCGACTATGAGCTCAACACAAGGGGCATCCAGCTGGACATGGACCTTGTCCGGGGAGCCATCGCCATCGACGAGGAGAACCGGCAGGATCTGATGCAGCGTGCCCAAGAGATTACGAAGCTGCCGAACCCCAACAGCCGGGCGCAGCTGCTGGACTGGCTGAACCGGAACGGGGTACCGCTCAAGACCCTGACGAAGGAGACCGTAGCGGAAGCCCTGAAGACTGCCGAAGGCCCCGCCAAAGAAGTGCTGGACATCCGGAAGCGGCTGGCAAAGTCCAGCGTCAGCAAGTACCAGGCCATGGACAGGGCCGTCTGCAGGGATGGGCGGATCCGGGGAGTCCTGCAGTACTACGGGGCTAATCGAACCGGGCGGTGGGCAGGCAGGTTAGTCCAGGTTCAGAATCTTCCCCATGACGTGCCGCCTGCCATCGAGACGGCCCGGAAGCTGGCCGAACACGGCGACCTGCAGGGGCTGAAGCTCCTATACGGCGGCGTGTCCGATATCCTGAGCCAGCTCATCCGGACAGCCTTCATCGCCAGGGATGGCTGCACCCTGGCCGTGGCGGACTTCTCCGCCATCGAGGCAAGGGTGCTGTCCTGGCTGGCCGGAGAACAGTGGCGCATGGATGTCTTTGCCAAGGGCGGGGACATCTACTGTGCTTCTGCTTCCAGCATGTTCGGCGTGCCCGTCGTCAAGCACGGCATCAACGGACATCTGCGGCAGAAAGGGAAGGTAGCAGAGCTCGCGCTTGGTTATCAAGGAGGGAAGAACGCCCTCATCGCCATGGGAGCCCTGAAGCAGGGCCTGACGGAAGACGAGCTGCCGGACATCGTGGCCCGGTGGCGTGCTGCCAGCCCGAAGATCGTGACGTTCTGGGATACCGTGGACGCGGCGTCCTACTATGCCGTAAAAGAAGGCCGGACGACGGTGCTGCCCAACGGCCTGGCCTTTGCCAAGGAAGAGGAACAGGGCTATGTGTGGCTGACGATCCGCCTGCCCAGCAGCAGGAAGCTGTACTACCCGGAGCCCTACATTGCGGATAACCAGTTCGGCAAACCGGCCATCTGGTTCAAGACAGGCGATGGCATCCGGTGGGGTGACTGTTCCACCTACGGCGGCAAGCTGACGGAGAACATCACCCAGGCCGTGGCACGGGACTGCCTTGCTACAGCCATCAGGCGGCTGGTGGATGCCGGCTACAAACCGCTCATGCATATCCACGACGAAGTGGTGCTGGAGGTGCCCAAGAGCCAGCTCCATGAAGACGAGCTGGACCGCATCATCAGGACCATGTGCGCACCCATCCCGTGGGCACCGGGGCTGCTGCTAAATGCGGACGGCTTCATCAGCCCCTACTATAAGAAAGATTGACGAAAGGAGGCAGACAATGTGCTGAATGACAGAACGATCACAGTCAGCGTGGGCAGCAGCCGGAGGAGTACCAACTGGCAGCCCATGACGCTCCTATGGTCAGAGTTCGTAGACCGGCTGAAGAAGCCCCAGAAGACGCTGGAAACCTTCGAGGCATACACCAATATGAAGGACACCGAAAAGGCCGCCCTGAAGGACATAGGCGGCTTTGTAGGGGGCACCCTGGAAGGGACACGGCGCAAGGCTTCTGCCGTAAGGAGCCGTGACCTGGTGACCCTGGACCTGGACAACATCGCAGGCGGCAGGACCCAGGACGTGCTGACGAAGGTGCGGAGCCTGGGCATCAGCTATGCGGTCTACAGCACCCGCAGCCACTGCCCGAACAAGCCGAGGCTCCGGGTGGTCCTCCCGCTGGACAGGACGGTCAGCGTGGACGAGTATGAGCCCATCGCACGGATGCTGGCAAAAGATATCGGCCTTGAGCTGTGCGACCAGACCACGTTCGAAGCCAGCCGGCTCATGTACTGGCCCGGCTGCAGCATTAACAGCGAATATGTGTTCGACTACGTAGACCTGCCCATGGTGAAAGCAGATGCCGTGCTGGCCCGGTATGAAGACTGGCACGACGTGCGGCAGTGGCCGCAGGTGCCCGGCATGGAGCGCAGCCGGATGGTCCGCCTGGTGAACAAGCAGGCAGATCCGACGAAGAAGGAAGGCATCGTGGGTGCCTTCTGCCGGACATATGATATCCCGGCAGCTATAGAGACATTCCTTCCCGGGACCTACCTTCCCACGGACCAGGAGGACCGGCTGACCTATGCCGGAGGCTCCACCGTGGGCGGAGCGGTCATCTATGAGGATGGCAAGTTCCTCTACAGCCACCATGCTACGGACCCCGTAAGCGGGATCCTGGTGAACGCCTTCGACCTGGTCCGCATCCACAAGTTCGGGGATGAGGACACGGACGTGAAGGAGGGCACCCCGCCCGGCAAGATGCGAAGCTACATCGACATGCAGAAGCTGGCCCTGGAAGACAAGGCAGTGAAAGCGGAGCTGGGCAAGAGTACGGGCGCTGCCGTCATGGAGATCTTCAAAGACCTGACAAAGGGAAACAAAAATCCGAAAGCCACCGCCGATCCGGACATGGAGTGGGTGTATAACAAGCTGGACCGGGACAGCCGGGGCCAGGTCCGGAAGACCCGGGACAATATCATCATCATCCTGAAGAACGACCCGAACCTCAAGGGGAAAATCGCTACGGATGAATTCGCCATGCGGGGCGTGGCCACAGGGCCCCTGCCCTGGTCAAAGAAGGACGAGGGCATCCGGATGTGGACGGACACCGACGACTCCGGTCTCAACTGGTACCTGGAACACGTCTACGGGATCATCGGGCAGAACGCCATCGATGATGCCCTGCGGCTCGTGTCCAAGGAACAGGCCTTCAACCAGGTGAAGAGCTACCTGGAAGGCCTGACACCCTGGGACAAGGTGTCACGTGTGGATACGGCCCTGCGGGACTACCTGGGCGCCGAGGACGATGCCTATACGAGGGCCGTATCCCGGAAGTCCATGGTGGCCGCTGTGGCCCGTGTCTATGAGCCTGGCTGTAAATACGACTACGTGCCCACGTTCGTGGGTCCCCAGGGCATCGGCAAGACCACCTATCTGAGGACCTTAGGCCACGGCTGGCACAGCGACAGCCTTCAGTCCTTCAAAGGGAAGGAAGCGTCCGAGATGATCCAGGGCATCTGGATCAACGAGATTGGCGAAATGACAGGCTACACGAAGAGCGACGACAACGAGATCAAGCAGTTCCTGAGCCGCTGCGACGACGTGTATCGGCAGCCCTATGGCAGACGCCCGGAGCGCTATCCCCGGAAGGGCGTGTTCTTCGGCACGTGCAACGACCACGACTTCCTGAAGGACCCGACGGGCAGCCGCCGGTTCTGGCCGGTGGACGTGGGCGTGCTGAAGCCCGTGAAGGATATCTGGGCAGACCTGCCCGGTGAGGTAGACCAGCTGTGGGCGGAAGCCCTGGACTACTACCGGCGCGGGGAGCGTCGGTACATGGATACCAGGGAGCTGGAGGACGCTGCCAAGGAAGCCCAGGACGGCCACTACGAAGTGGACCCCAAGGCCGGGATGATCCAGCAGTTCATCGAGCAGCCTGTACCGGAACGGCACCGGGAACAGTCCCTGAGCCTCATGCAGTCATGGTGGGCCAAGAGCCCCCAGGAACGGGCAGGCAAAGGCATCCGGCGGGAGACCGTCTGTGCCTTAGAGGTCTGGTGCGAGCTGTTCCATGGGGACCCCAAGAGCATGCGGCGGGTGGATTCCACAGCCATCAATAATGCCATTGCAACGGCTGAAGGGTGGAAGCGGAACAAGAGTAAACGTCGATATGGATACTGTGGTATCCAACGAGGATTTGAACACATAAAATGAATAAATATTCATGTGGTAAAGGTACATTTAAGAAATAGTTTGGTAACAGCAAGTGTTACCAAAGTTTTTGAATGGTAACACCTGAAGGTAACGTCTACAACCGCATGAATACTGGAGAAATAACTACTGTTACCAACGTTACCATAGATATATATATAAGGGTCAATATTAAGAAATTACACGCATAATACCCCTATATAAGTCTATAAATCCTAAAGTTAGGGGTATATATAAGAAACCATGTTCACATGTTCACACCCTATGAATAATCGATGCATAAGGAGGTATGAACATGAATAGAAATTTGGCAGCAGAAGAATATCTGCAGCACCTGAAAGCGTGGACCCACCAGCTGGAGATGTACCTGGAGCTGTACGGACCGATCCCGGACAAGCACAACACGTTCCTGTACATGAACAAGCATTCTGATCTGGAAGGCTTCATCGCTATGGTGAACCTGTGCTGCCACGTGGTGCAGGAGACTACGAAGCTTGTGGCCTGCCTGGAATGCCCGGTACTGGAGGATGCCCATGAAGCCGATCACGGGGAATGAGCCGGAACGGGAGGTGGAGAGCTACCTGCGGAAGGGTGTGAAGTACGCAGGCGGCATCTCCTACAAGTGGGTGTCCCCCGGCCAGAGCGGCGTGCCTGACCGCATCGTCTTCTGGCCCCACAGCCAGGTGGACCTGGTGGAGCTGAAGACCACCACCGGGAAGCTGAGCCCCATCCAGAAGCTGCAGATCGGCCGGATCGAGGACGTGACCGGGATGAAGGTCCACGTGCTGTATGGCATGGAGGACGTAAAGAAGTACTTGGAGGAGCGAGTCAGGAGGTGATGACCAATGATGTTCAGACCACATCCCTACCAGCAGTATTGTATTGAGCAGGCTTTGGAAAAACCGGCTTTAGGGTTGTTCCTGGACATGGGTTAGGGCCTTGGTAAGACGGCTATCACGCTGGAAGCCATCAACGAGCTGAAGTATGGACGGTTCCTGGTCCACAAGGCCCTGGTGATTGCCCCGAAGAAGGTAGCAGAGGCCACGTGGCAGCATGAGGCCCAGAAGTGGGACAACCTGAACCACCTGCGGTTCTCCACGGTCCTTGGCAGCACGAAAGAGAGGCTGAAGGCCCTGGAAGCGGATGCGGATATCTACCTCATCAACCGGGAGAACGTGGTGTGGCTGGTAGACCATTACCGGAACGGCTGGCCCTTCGACATGGTGGTATGTGATGAGTTTTCAAGTTTCAAGAACCACAGTGCCAAACGGTTCAAGGCACTTGCCCATATCCGGCCGCACATCCGGCGGATCCTGGGCCTGACGGGGACCCCGAGCCCCAACGGCCTGGGAGACTTGTGGAGCCAGGTGTACCTGCTGGATGGCGGGGAGCGGCTGGGCAGGTACTGGACTCACTTCCGGGAACGGTACTTCGACCCGGGCCGCAGGACCAGGGACATCATCTACGAGTACATCCCCAAGGATGGAGCACAGGAAGCCATCATGGAGAAGATCGGCGACATCTGCATCAGTATGAAGGCTGCCGACTATCTCCAGCTTCCGGAGTGCATCTATGACGAGGTGCCCGTAGCCCTGACACCCAAGGCCCGGAAGGCCTATGAGGAGCTGGAGCGGAACCTGGTGCTGCAGCTGCCGGGGGAAGACATCAGCGTGACCAGTGCGGCCACCCTGTCCGGGAAGCTGCAGCAGCTGGCCAACGGGGCCGTGTACGATGAGGGCCACAGCTGGCACGAGGTCCATACCTGCAAGTTGGAAGCCTTCATGGAACTGGTAGAGAAGCTGAACGGGCAGCACGCCCTGGTGTTCTACAACTTCCAGAGCGATGAGGAACGCTTATTGGAAGTACTGAAGGGTTCAAAATTACGCGTCCGGTCCTTCCGGGGAGCCGCCGATGCGGACGACTGGAACGCCGGCAAGATTGATATCCTGTTAGCCCATCCGGCAAGCACGGCCTACGGGCTGAACCTGCAGGATGGTGGACATCACATCATCTGGTTCGGCCTCAATTGGTCTTTGGAATTATACCAGCAGGCGAACAAGCGCCTGCACCGGCAGGGGCAGAAGGAACCCGTCATCGTGCACCAGCTGGTCTGCCAGGGTACCCGGGATGAGGACCTGCTGTACGCTTTGAATGATAAGAACGCATCGCAGGAACAGGTTTTGGAATCCTTGAAAGCAAGGATCAGGAAATATAGGGGGAATTGAAAAATGGGAGAGATGCATATTGCTGTATCAAGGGAGCCTGTACAGGCCCCCATCATCACTACACCAGAAGAAAGATTGAGAAAACAGGTTGGCGAACTGCAGCGGCAGCTGATGGAAGCCAGGGACAAGCTGGAGCAGAAGGGCTATGTGAATGATGGCCTTAACATGGAACAGCTGGAAAAAGAGAACAGGAAGCTGCGGAACCGGCTGGAAGACCTGACGAACGTCATCGACCAGAAGGATAAGGCCCTGGCCGAAAAGGAAGCTATCATTCAGAGCCTGAAGGCTGGTGCCGATAAACGGGACGACGACCGGCAGAAGGTTATCGATGGAAAAGAAGATATGATCAAGACCATGTCCGAGAAGATTACGAAGCTGGAGCAGTCCGTAGCTGACCGGGTCCGTACTATCGACCGGCAGAAAGAGACGAACCACCGGATGGCTGAACAGCTTGAGGAAGCCCGGAAACAGGCGGATGAATTTAAAGCGGACCTGGACAAGGTGCTGGCTGAGAACGAGGAACTAAAGAAGCAGCCAAAGGCTAAACCGAATGACTATGACGCTTCTAACCCTTGGCTGGCAATGGAGCAGGCCTTGAAGATCCTGACAACCAATCTGCCGGATATCAAGAAACGGTTCGCAGAGGCAATCGATTATCAAGCGGTAACGCAGGCCCATCTGTCTGAGATGTTGCGGGACTTGAAATTTTGCCAGGCACCCGAAAAAGCTGAGAAGCCGAAAGAGCCGCCAAGGCGGGACGGCAAGCCGACGCCGAAAGCTGTCCGGCTGGAACACGGGGACAAGGCCAAAGCGGTTGCCGAAGCTATCGGGGTATCGCCTAATCATTTCTGGGCCTTGGAAAATTTAAAGGACCCCTGGCCCGCTGAGCGCCGCCAGAAGTTCTGTGAGCGGTACAAGATTTCTGAGGACGATGTGGCCTGGGGCAAAATCAAATTAACGGGAAGTGGTGTGCATGCCAAGGAAACCCTTGGGGTTTGACGAACATATCTGCGGGCTCTGCGGGCGGAAATTCCATCCGCCCTACCAGGGTTCTTATCTGTGGAAACGGACCTATCACGGGCACCAGCTGTGGTTCTGCAGCGAAGGCTGTATGAATACCTGGGAAAAGGAAAAGAGGAAGAAGCCATGACGGACGGGGCATGGGAAAATCTTGTGAAGCTGGCAGTCCTGATCGGCGTAATTACCGGCCTTGCCTTCCTGATGGGCGGAACTATCCTGATCTGGCTGACGATACTGCGATGGGTACAATGAGGAGGTGCAGATCTTGATGGAGATTGCCGGACGAACAGGGCAGTTGAGCGATGAGCTGCGAAAGCATGCAGCCAACCTGAGCTTCATTGCCTATGAAGAAAACCAGGGGAAGGATCTGGAGTCCCAGCTTGTGCAGACTATCGGGGAGATCGAAGCCCTGCGGAACAGGCTGAGGAACGAAGAAAACTTCTATTTGGAGGTGCTGACCAATGAACGCAGAAAACAACATGACGATAGACGTGAAAGACCTGAACCTTGATCCGAAGAAGTACGAAGGCTGGCTGCGGGGCCTGATGGATGATCCGAAAGCCAAAGCTGGTTATGACAGCGCTGTTTTAGCCAGGGTTTGTCCAAAGTGCGGAGCCAAGTTCCGGGCGGATAGCGAACTGGACCACTGTCCGATCTGCGGGTATAAGCCTAAAGATGAATCGCCGATAAATGGCGATAAAACCGGCGATAAGATCCAGCGTCCCAACCATTACACCTGGCGGGGAACCGAATGCTTCGAGGTCATCAAGATGTTTACCCTGCACGCGGCCCCCTACGCCGCGTATTTGATGGGGAACATCATCAAATATCTTTACAGGTATCCCCTGAAAAACGGGGTAGAAGATCTGAAGAAGGCAAGAAGATACCTGGATGAGCTGATCGCCTATTTCGAGGAGGTGAAGCCGTGACAGGAGCAGAATTTTTGGAATCTATCTGGGACCTTGAAGAAGATATCCGGGTAAAGGAAGAAGAGTATGCCAAGATTAAAGATGACATCAAATATCTCAAGGCCGTAGATACAACTAAGGATAAGGTTGATGGTGGGGTGCCTATGGATCTGGCGGACAAGATTGGCAAACTGGAAGAAGTGAAAGATAAGCTAAACGCCGAATGGGATGTGCTGATCTGCAGAAGGGAACAGGCTAGGAACATGATCAACCTGGTTCAAACCGGGATGTATCGGTCTATCCTGAAGCGTCGTTACATTAATCACAATCCATGGAGTGCTGTTGCAAGAAAGATGGGTTTTCGGGAAGACTATATCCGACACATGCTGGCGCCAGCCATTGTGGAGTTTGAAACCGTTGTAGAAGCTGAGCATCCTGGGTTTTTTAAAATGCTTGATTTTAAGTAAGTAACACACAAAAACACACACGAACACACAACAACACACACGGTTGACGTACTATAATATATGGTGTGAAGTGTGGGTACATTGATAGGCATCTGTTTTGAATTTTTCATGCAACAACCTCCGGAGAGACCGTCTGACATTGTCAGGCGGTTTTTTCGTGCCCGAAATCTGACGAAGGGAGGCATCGGCGATGGCTGACGAAGATATGCACAAACTTACTGACAAGCAGCAGGCTTTTGTGGATAACTATTTCATCTGCGGTGGGAATGCATCAGAAGCTGCCAGGAGAGCTGGGTATGCAAATCGAACAGCTTTACAGGCTAGTGACTGGCTGAACCCTAAAAAAACCCATAAATATAAAGCCTATTTGGCAGCGGCCATCGAGAAGCGCCGGCAGGAGCTCAAGAGCCAGCGTACAGCCGATGCTACCGAAGTCCTGGAGTACCTGACCAGGGTCATGCGGGGCAAGCAGGAAGATGAGACCTTCGTCATAGAGGGAACCGGCGACGGCTGCAGCGAGGCCCGGAAGATGAACGTCAAGGTAGGCACCCGTGACCGGAACAAGGCTGCGGAACTGCTGGGCCGTGTCATGGGAATCTTCTCCGACAAGCTGAAGCTGGAAGGCTCCGTGCAGGTGCCTGTCATCATCGACGATATCGAGAGTGATGACGATGGCTAGGGACGGGGTAAGGCTTTCCAGCCTGATCGCTCCTTCGTTCTACGGCCTGCACCGGGACGTGAAGCAGCACAAGCACACCCACTACTGGCTAAAGGGCGGACGCGGCAGCACGAAGTCCTCGTTCATCTCCATCGAGCTGATCCTGGGCATCATGAAGCATAAAGGACTGGACGCCGTGGTCTACCGGAAGGTGGGCAACACCATGCGGCGTTCCGTCTTCGAACAGCTGAAATGGGCCATCCGTGCCCTGGGCGTGCAGGACTCCTGGACAGCGACCATTAGTCCTATGGCCCTGACCTACGTCACTGGGCAGCAGATCCTGTTCAGCGGCCTGGATGAAGCCGACAAGGGCAAGTCCATCAAGTCCGCTAACGACTACTTCGGCTACGTGTGGTTTGAAGAGCTGGCTGAGTTTGCCGGCATGGGAGAAATCCGCACCACGCTGCAGTCCGTGCTCCGTGGCGGCGACAAGTACTGGGTGTTTTATTCCTACAACCCGCCCAAGAGCCAGGATGCCTGGGTGAACCAGGAAACACTCACTGACAACCCGGACAGGATCATCCATACGAGTTCCTACCTGCAGGTTCCCAAAGAGTGGTTAGGCGAACAGTTCCTTCTGGAAGCAGAACGCATGAAGGAGACGAACCCTACGGCATATGCCCACGAATACATGGGCGAAGTTACTGGCACCGGCGGGGCGGTATTTGAGAACGTGGCCGAGCTGCCCATGACGGATGCGGCTGTCAGCCAGTTCGACCACCGGTTCTTCGGCCTTGACTTCGGGTTCTCTGTGGATCCGCTGGCCTTCGTGGCTATGCATTACGATGCTAAGCACGAAGACCTGTACATCTTCGATGAGTTGTATCAGCAGAAACTGACGAACGGCAGGGCGGCTTCCATGATCCGGAAGATGTACCCCACGGCCAGGATTATCGCAGACTCTGCGGAACCTAAGAGCATTGCAGAGATGCGGGACTACGGGGTGAACGTGTCCGGAGTCCGGAAGGGACCTGATAGTGTGGACTTCGGCATCCGGTGGCTGCAGAACCGTGGGCACATTTACATAGATAAGGCACGCTGTCCGAACACGTACAAGGAATTTGTGTGCTACGAATACGATAGGAACAGGGACGGGCAGTTCGTCAACGCCTACCCTGACAAGAACAACCATGCCATTGATGCGGTGCGGTACGGCATGCAGCCGGCCATGCCGCGAGGCCATATGCGGGTATTGAGGTGGGAAAATGGAACTTGACATTGCAATAAAACTGATCCGGAAATATATGGCCGGGCATGCAGACTTTATCACGAGGGCAGGGATCGCCAGGCGGTACTACAACGTACAGAACGATATCCTATTCCTGCCATCCAAGAAGAAGCAGAAGGAAGACACGGGGGAAGCTGTGCCGGATCCGCTCCGGACGGCTGACAACCGGATTCCGATTTCCTTCTATGAGCTGCTGGTGAACCAGAAGGCCGCCTACATGTTTACGGCCCCGCCCCTCTTCGATGTGAAGGACGATAACGCCAACGCTTATATCACGGAGACCCTGGGCGACGCCTACCAGAAGAAATGCATGAACCTGTGCATTGATGCCTGCAATACGGGCATCGGCTGGGTGCATTACTGGGAAGATGAGCAGCATACGTTCCACTGGGGCGTTGTGCCGTCTGAAGAGATCATCCCGGTCTGGTCTGCTGATCTGGACCATGGCCTGGTAGCCTGCCTGCGGGCTTATGAGAATATCGACGACGACGGGACCATGTGGGACCTGTATGAGGTCTGGGACGACACGGCCTGCCAGACGTTCAAGAAACGGAAGGACGACACCATTGAGGAGCTGGCTCCCTGGGCCCGGTTCTCTACAGGAGCCTACCTGCTGGATATCCCGGACAACGGGGAGAACAATATCTACCGGCATCCGTTTGGCAGGGTTCCCTTCATCCCGTTCCGGAACAACTCTGGGGCTACCAGCGACCTGACAAGGGTCAAGAAGCTGATTGATGCCTATGACAGGGTGTTCAGCGGCTTCCTGAACGACCTGGAAGACATCCAGGAAGTCATCTTCGTGCTGACGGGCTACGGCGGGGAAGACCTGAAGCAGTTCATCCACGACCTGAAATACTATAAAGCCATCAGCCTGGACGATGGCGGTGTAGGCTCCGGCAGCGGGGTGTCCACCTTGACTATCAACATTCCCGTGGAAGCACGGGACAAGATGCTGGAGATTACGAGGAAGGCCATCTTCACCATGGGCCAGGGCATCGACCCGGAACAGCAGGGGCTGGATAAGACGTCCGGTGAGGCCATGAAGTTCCTATATGCGACTTTGGAACTGAAGGCCGGGCTCCTGCAGACGGAGTTCACGCTGGGCTTCAATGAGCTGATCCGGGCCATGCTGGCATACAAAGGAATGCAGGTCAAAGGCAGTATCAACCAGACCTGGACCCGCACGGCCATCCGGAACGACGCTGAACTGGTGGATATGTGCAGCAAGAGCGAAGGTGTTATCAGCCGGAAGACCATCCTCAAGAACCACCCGTTTGTGGAGAATGCGGAAGATGAAGAAAAGCAGATTGCCCAGGAGCAGCAGGAAGAAGCGGCGCAGAGCGACCCTTACAAGGATCTGGGCACTGATGTACAGGACTAAGCCCTAACGAGGGTTCAGTAATAAATCTCTATTCGAGGCAGGTAAACCTCGGTAAAAACCGGAGGAGAGAACAATGGATTTGAACGAACTACTGGCCAGACTTGGCGTTGCGGAGGACAAGCATGAGGACGCGGTGAAAGCCGTCAAAGAATACCTGGATGGGTCCTACATCCCGAAGTCCCGGTTCAATGAAGTGAACGCCAAGAACAAGGAACTGGCTGACCAGATCACGGCAAGGGATGCCCAGCTGACGAAGCTCAAGAAAGAGAGCGGCGACAATGACAGCCTGAAGGCTCAGATCGAGGCCCTGCAGAAGGAAAACAAGCAGGCCAAGGAAGCTGCGGACGCGCGGCTTAAAGATCTCCAGCTGACCAGTGCCATCAAGCTGGCTGTGGCAGCTGATGCCCAGGACACAGATATCGTGGCCGGGCTCATCAACCGTGACACCATCATCTTCGGTGAAGATGGAAAAGTCACCGGATTGAACGAACAGGTGGAAGCCCTGAAGCAGAGCAAACCCTTCCTGTTCAAGCAGGCACCAGCCCCTATCAGCTATACGCCGAAGAGTGGCAATGGGCCTGTAGCAGACAACCCGTTTGCGAAAGAAACCTTCAACCTGACAAAGCAGGGCCAGATGCTGAGAGACAACCCTGAACAGGCACGCGCCCTGGCCAGCGCTGCAGGTGTAAACATTTAAAAGAAAGAAGGAATAGACTATGACTACTTTGAATGATGTCATCGTACCGGAGCTCTTTACTCCTTATGTAATCAACCGGACCATGGAACTGTCCGACCTGTTTAAGAGCGGCATCGTAACGAACAATGCCGAATTTGACCGCCTGGCTTCTGAAGCCGCACCCATCCACAACATGCCTTTCTTCGAAGATCTGAGCGGCGATGCTGAAGACGTGATCGAAGGCGAAGACCTGACTGCTAAGAAGATCTCCTCCAGCAAGGATGTGTCCGCCACCATCCGCCGTGCTGCTATGTGGTCCGCTACCGATCTGGCTGCCGCTATGGCAGGCGCCGACCCCATGAAAGCTATCGGCGACCTGGTAGCAGGCTTCTGGTCCAGAAACATGCAGAAGGAACTGGTGGCTGTCCTGACCGGTGTGTTTGCTTCCACCTCCATGGCTGACCATGTGCTGGATGTATCCGCAGGTACCGGCAAGGCTGCCTATATCAGCGCATCCTCCTTCATCGATGCTATGCAGCTGCTGGGCGATGCTCAGAGCCAGCTGACCGCTGTAGCTATGCACTCTGCTACGAAGTCTTACCTGAAGAAGCAGAACCTGATTGCTACGGAACGTGATTCCACGGACGTAGAATTCGATACCTACCAGGGCCGCAGAGTCATCGTAGACGATGGCTGCCCTGTAGCTGAAGGTGTCTATACCACCTACCTGTTCGGTGCTGGTGCTGTGGCTTATGGCAACGGCAACCCTGTGGGCTTTGTGGCTACTGAAGTTGACCGTGATAAGAAGAAAGGTTCCGGCGTGGATTACCTGATCAACCGCAGAACCTTCATCCTGCATCCGCGGGGCATTGCATGGACCAACAAGGTACGCGCTCATAACGAAACCGTCTCCAGAACGGAACTGCAGGACGGTACGAACTGGAACAAGGTCTACAAACCGAAACAGATCCGTATCGTTGCCCTGAAGCACAAACTGGGCTGATTGAGGTAGCGGGATATGGACAGTGAAACCTATTGGAGGCAGCGGATAGAGGAAAGGGAAGCATACTGGTTTGAACAGAGCCAAAAGACCATAGAAGCTGAACTGGCTGCCTACTATGAGGAATCGCTGGCCCGTATCCAGACCGATATCGCTGCCCTGTATGGCCGTTTCGCCAGGGACAATAAGCTGAGTATGAGCGAGGCCAGAAAGCTCCTCACAGGGCAAGAATTCCGCGTATGGCGCAAGTCTATCGAACAGTACGTAAAGGAGATCAAGGCCGGCAATAAAGGGCTTGAAAGGGAACTGAACGTGCTGGCCATGCGGAGCCGGATCAGCCGGCTGGATAAGCTGTATGCAGATACGCTTATGGAGCTGGACAAGCTGGGCAGGCTGAAGGAAGACAAGCTGAAGGCCTTCCTGACAGAAGCCTACAAGGACAATTACTACCATGGGATGTATGCCATCGGCAAGACCATCGGCCTCCGGAGTCCCAGAGTCAACGTCAGCAACAAGCAGCTGGAAGACGTGCTGCGGGCCCGCTGGAGCGGGGAAAACTACAGCGCGCGGATCTGGACAAACCAGAAAGCTCTGGGGGAAACCCTGAAGCAGGAGATGACCAACATGGTCCATCGAGGCGAGTCCGTGGACAAGGTGTCCAAACGGATCGCCCAGAAGATGGCAACTGAGAAGAAGAATGCGGTCCGCCTGGTGCGCACGGAGCTGAATTATGTGGAGAACCAGGCATCCCTGAACAGTATCAAGGACACCGGCTTGGAATATTACCGGTTCACCGCCACCCTGGACCACAGGACTTCTCAGGTCTGCCGGGAACATGACGGGCAGGTCTACCCGGTAGAAGATGCTTCTCCTGGTGACAACATGCCGCCGATGCATCCTCACTGCAGGTCCGTCATCTCCGGCAGCTTGTATGGCCCTGAGCATACGAAGTCTGGCAAACGGATAGCGAAGGACGAAAAAGGCCGGAATTATTACGTACCGGCTGATATGAGCTACAAAGAATGGATTGACGATCAGGATGCCAGTAAGGGATATCTGCAATTTTACTTGCCAATAAAGTACAAGGATGAAGCGATATCCATAACGCGAGGGCCACAGAAAATTTTAGTGCATGAAGTTGAAGGAGCTAAGCATCCAATTTATGTGTCTTCTGGTGTTAAATTACGGCCAAAGCATTTACATTTGATTGAAAAATCTATTACTGAAGCTCAGAAACTTTTAAATATATACGGCAAGGAGAATCTACCTAATATTTATATCTTAACTACTGAAGAAATGCAGAGCTTTGCTCCAGCAATATATAGTCCTCAAAAAAATACCCTTTACCTAAACCATACCATGGGAATTAGAAAGAAAGTTCTTGAACTCCAAGATCAATTTTCCGCTAAAAAGTCACTGATTAGTACCTATGTACACGAATACTTCCACTGGATAGATGCAGAAAGAAGTAGAAGAAAAAATAAAGGTAAACTGCCAGAAGACTATAGGATAAAATTGATATCGGATTGTTATGAAAAAGTTGATGCTCTTATTAAAAACGGATATAATATAAATAAATTGGGTCGATATGCCAACTATGCTTATAGTATAGGTGAATACGACGAAGTTTATACCGAATATCGTGTTTATGAGCGTTTAACATAAGAGAGGGCGATTTCATGAGAATTCCTTTTCCAAAAGAAGTAGAAGAAATGCAAAATCAAATTAACCCCTATATAGTAATGGATGGAGCAAAATGGCATCTACGTGAAGATGCGCCAGAGCATATAGTTAAGGTCAAAGATAAATTAATGGCAATACTTGATGCCGAATTTAAAAAAGCAGAAGCTCTGCTTTAAAGCACTTGCTCAATGAGTGAGTGCTTTTTTCATGCCCTGAAAGGAGGCTTATATGGCCAATTTCATTACGGCAGAAGAAGCCGTAGCAGAGATCCAGGACAACGTGGCCACGATCCGGGGCGCTCCTGCCGACGAGGTCACCGCGCTGTACGCCAAACGGGCCGTCGGCTTCGTACTGGACTACTGCAACAGGGAAGACTTTCCAGAGACGTTAGCCCTGGCCTTGACGGATCTGCTGGGCCGCTGGCTGGATGATGCGGAGAGCGGAGGCAGGCAGGCCCTGAAGAGCATCAAGCAGAACGACACAGAGTACCAGTTTGGGTCCTCTGAGGCCCAGACCACGGGCAGCCAGATCGCCGCAGATCTGGAAGCCCTGAAGCCCCAGCTCAACCGGTACAGGAAGCTGAGGTGGCCGGAATGAAGATGCCCTGGAAGCGGTGCCAGAAGCTGCTGGACACCTACATGTACAACGACCGCTGTACCGTATCCCGGCAGGTATCCTCTGAAGACGAGGATGGAGCCGATGATTATACCATCAAGGACGTATATACGGACATCCCCTGCAAGATCAGCCAATACGGCAAAGAGCTGCAGAGCGGACAGAACCCCAGGGAGTACTTCCTGCGCAATGATCTGCGGGTCTGCATGAGTCCGGAATACGAAATCCGGCCGAACGATATCCTGACCGTGACCCATGAAGGACAGACCTTCCAGCTGAATGCAGCGCAGCCGTTCCGGTATCCTGAACATCAGGAAATCAGCGTCCGTAGAGACGAGGAGGCCTGACCATGGGTGTGAAGTTCAGTGGCTTTGATGAGATCAATGCAACCCTGGATAAGGTTCAGCAGCAGGGGCCTGCAGCCATAGATAGCTTTCTGAAGAAGGAAGCCGAAGTCCTGCGGGGCAAGGCCCAGGAACTGACTCCTGTGGATACAGGGCAGCTGCGGGAAGGCTGGCAGCGGACGGATCCGGAAAACGGGCAGATTCAGGTATATGATAACGTGGAATATGCGGCTCACGTGGAGTTCGGGCATCGGACCCGTAACGGCGGCTTTGTGAAGGGCAGGAAGATGCTCCACAGGGCGCTCCTGCAGGCCGGTAAGAGCTTTTCGGAGGACGCAGAAGCCATCTTAAGGGGGCTGTTAAAATGATCCGTCTGAGGGCCATTAAGACGGCCATAACGAACAAGTTAAAAGGGAAATATCCCAAGTACAAGGTGCATTTCGACAACGTAGAGAAGTCGGATGCTCCTTATTTTTATGTGGAATTCATGGAACAGGTCAACACCTGGGACGAATCCTACAGCGATCGGACCATCCAGACGGATATCTCCTATATCCATCCTAAAGATGCCTATGGGCGGGTATCCCGTGCGGCTGTGTTCGATGTAGCAGATGACCTGGACCTTATGTTCCGGCCTTATCTGCAGATTGGGGACCGGTACATCACCATCCTGGGGGCTGAGAAGACCCTGGTGGACGATGTGCTGCATTTTATTTTCAACCTGGCCTTTACGGATGCCTGGACGGCTGAGGAAGTCGGACAGATTAAGTACGAGCTGGGCCAGGAACTGGAATTGAACCTTAAAGGAGGAATAAACAATGGCGAATGAAGCTGAAGTTTTCGGCCTGCCTCAAGTCCTGATCAACTTTAGAACCCAGGGTACTACGGCCATCAAGCGTTCTGCCCGTGGCATCGTAGCCATGATCCTGCACAATGAGACCAAAGATGCTACGGCTACCTACACCATCCGTGACGTATCCGACATCCCTGAAACCGGGCTGACAGCTGAGAGCGTAGACCTGATCAAGAAATGCCTGATGGGTACGCCCCTGCGTATCCTGGTCTACACTTTGCCACTGTCTA